GGGAGCAGGCCACCACATATCAGCCGCCATGCTTAGGTGCGCTTGGCGCGATAGAGGGCCTGCGGCATCGTGCAGACCGGCAGCGGGTAGGAGTAGACCTCGACATCTGCCCAGCGGTCGCGGTCCTTGTCGGTCACGATCATGGAATAGAAGTCGCTGCCGAGCGAACCGATGTCGGCAAAGCTTTCGCCAGGCGACATGGCCCACTTGAAAATCCCAGCGCCGACCGGGAAGAACTTCGCCTTGTCGGTGTTGACGGCCACGGTCGAGCCGTCGTCGGTGCCGCGATAGTTGACGAATTGGATCCCGCCGTAGCGGATCGAATCCCATGGTCGGCCGTAGGAATCGCGGAGCACCGAGGCTTCCGGCTGATTGAGATAGGTCTTGATAATCTCCGGATGGGCGGTGAGATCGTCGTAGAATGCATCGCCGCAGAGGCCGTAGATCGCGCTGAAGGTCATGCCCTTCAAGCCGATCTCGATCGAGCGCCGGACAGCGTTGCACTTCCTGCGCAGAGCGCCTTCTGCCGGAGAGCCGTTGTCGAGATCGAAATCGAGCTCGGTCGGGATCGTCTGGGAGAACTCGGCGGCCCAATCGTAAATCAACGTGGTGCCATCTGCATCATAGACCGCGCCGAGGACCGCCCCCATGCGGAGGTTCTCCCAGGTCAGATCCATGTTCTGCTTCATCTTGAACTGCCGGCGCGCGACCTCTTCCTGCACGGTCTTCAGCTCGGTCTCGGAGCCGAACGCCCGGATCCCGAGAAGCTCCGAAGCGTTGATCCTCGAGGCGTCCGCGACCCGCACGGTCTGGAAAGCCCGCGCCTTGCGGATATCGCCCGAGACCTGGTGCGGCGGCGCGCCGCGCGGCGAGGTGGGGAGGATCACCGCCCCCGTCGAGCGTTCCTCGATCCAGATCGCATCGCTGCGAACCGGGTCCGGCTCGAAAAGACCGGGGATCGTTCCGAGAAATCCAGGGACATAGTCGATTTTTTCGACTGCCGTGGACAGCGATGTCGCCGAGAAGGCGTCAGAGTTGAAAACGTCCATGGCAATCATGGGCCTGGTTCCTTCTTTCCTTGCTTGGTTGCGTCGCGCCGGAAGGCGCCTGTCGGCGCGTCAGCGAAGCTTGATCCCGCGAGCGCGAAGCTCCTCGGTTGCCTTGGCCTTGTTCGCCGCGGAAATGCCTGCCGGCCATGTCAGGTCCGCGGCCCGAACCTCGGCGTCGCGATCGATGATCGCGATCTTGCCGGTCGCCGACGCGCTGGTCGTGATCGGAGAGACCGCGATCCCGGCCGCGTGCTGTGTGCCGTCCGTCGCGGCCGTGTCGAGCGCCTTGTACTGCTCGTCGGTGACGCTCTCGATCCCGACCGTGATCGAGAAGGCATCGCCCGCAATGAAGTCGGTCGATCCGTCGGCGATCACGAACTTGATCTGGTTCGCGAAGGTTCCACCCACAACGACGGTGCCGATCTCGGTGCCGTTCGGGTCGAACACCGCGAACGTGCCGAGGTTCGTCGCCGGCTCGATACATACGGCGCGATAGACGCCGGGCATCGCGGCGGCGAGCACGGGCGTGGTGACGTCGAGGGTGATCGTGCCGTTGCCGGTGTTCCCTGCATCCGCCGCGGCGGACGAGGTCGCATCCGCGATGACGGCGGTCTTGCCGAGCACCTCGCCGGCCGAGATCGTCTGCGAGACCGCGACGACCACTTCCTCGCGGGACCGCATGCCTTGCGCTTCCGACACGATAAACGCGCCGGGGTGGAGCGCCTCGGTGAATACCGTGACGGCCATTTCGTTGTCCTTTCGGTTCTGTGTGGTTGAGGACGCCGCCGATCAGGCGCGCTTGCGTCCGGCGCCCTGGTTGAGCTTGGCGACGATGTCGTCCCAACCGTGGTTGACTTCTTTCGTTTTGGGCTTCGTGCCGTGAATCCCGAGCACACGGTTCTGCCGAGCGAGGGCCGCCTTCGCCGCGACGAGCGTCTTGCGCACCTCGGCGATCGGCATGAGCTTCGCGACCATCTCGGGAGCCATCTCCGGCAGATCAGCGAGGTTGCAGAGCTCCATGATCTGCCGACAGTGCTCGGCGATTTGCTGGTCGCGCGTTTTCTCGGCCGGATCCTCGACCGGATCGTCGTCTGCCATGGTCGGATCCTCCTCCGGATCCGCCTCCATGGCCGGATCTTCGGGATCTTGTTCCGGATCCATCTCGGCTCGAGCCTTGCCCCTGTGCTGCTGTTTCATGACCTTCTCCAGCGTTTTGCGCGCCTCGGCTGGCAATCCGGCCAGCGAATAGGACGCGACCATTTGCACCGGCTCGCCGAGCACGTCGCAAAAGCCTTTTTCCTTGGCCTCGGCCGCCGTCATGAGGCGGTTTTCTTTCATGAGCGCCTTGATGTCCTCGACCGACATTCCCGAGCGCTTCGAATAGGTTGCCGCGAAAGATTCCGTCATCCGCGCTAGGTCGGCGGCGACAGAGAGCAGGGTCTCCGACGGACCGACCGCCATGCCCATCGGCTCGTGAACGAGCATGAAGGCATTCTCCGGCATGACGATCTCGTCGGCCGCCATAGCGATCAGCGAGGCCGCGCTCGCAGCGATTCCGTCGATCCTCGCCGTCACCTTCGCGGGATGCTGCGCAAGCAGGTTGTAGATCGCGACGCCATCGTAAACATCGCCGCCCGGCGAGTTGATGCAACAGACGATTTCCGAGACATCTCCGAGCGCGCGGAGATCCCGCGCGAAGTCTTTCGCGCTGAGTGTCTCTTCGCCAAAGGACGATTGCCCGATCTGGTCGTAGATCTGGATCTCGGGCGCGGCACCACCTGCGCCGGCGCGCATCTCGTACCATCTGCGCATGTAGGGTTTGCCTTCTAATCGGCCTGTTGCTGCGCGCCGGATTCGACGCCTTCATCGGATGCCGCCGGATCGGGGCTTGCATGGCTCGCCGCCTTCGGGAAGGCGAGCCCGAGCGCGGTCTCGCGCGCCTTGTCGGCGGCGATCCGGCGATCGACCTCCTCCGGATCCTCCCCGCTCGCCTCGATCACGTCGGAGCGCGACTTGAAGCCGGCGGCAACGGCGTCGGCTTCCGCCGCCACGTCCTTCGCCGGGTCCACATAGTCGAACTTCGGCGGGATCCACTTGGCGCGCGAGACGACCGCTCGTTCGGCCGCATAATTCGGGATGTCGAGCACGCCCGAGAGCACGCCGTCGTCGAGCCACCTCTGCCAGACCGGCCGGCAGAGCTGAAACACGATCGTGTTGTGCTGCATCTGCTCGAGACGGCGCCGGAACTCGACGATTTCCCCACGCATGCTCGAGTAATTCGCGCGGGACACGTCGCCTGTCCCGAGGATGTAGGGGATTCCCATCCCGGAGAAGGCCGCGAGAAGGTTGCGGTATTGGAAGGCCTCGTAGCTGCCGCCGACCTCGGTCGGCGCGCTGAATGCGATCTCCTCGCCGGGCTTCAAGACCTGCATCGTGCCGGGCTCGAGCGTGAGGATCCCGTCGTCGGGCTCGGTGTCCTGGTCCTCGACGAGGGCCTCCGGGGCCGGCGAGGTGATGAACCCGGCATACATCGCCGCCGTTTTCTTGCGATCGAGCTCGGCGTCGTCGTATTGGTCGAGGAGCCACAGCTTGACGACCGACGGTGCCGGGATCGGAACTCCTCTCACCTGCCCCGGCCGCTTCAGGTTCGCGATGTGCAGAACCTCCGAGGCCGGCACGCGAATCCGCTCTCTTCCATGGGCTCGCGAAAAATCCGAGACCGTCATCTCGCCGGGGTGAGCCACCCAGAAATGATAGGCGACGCGCCGGCCGTCGGGATCGAACTCGACCCCGTTGAAAATCTCGTGGTCGTCAGCGAGGCTCTGCCGGAAGCCCATGTCGAGCATGTCGGATTCGAGAAGCTGCAATTGCAGAGGGACCGTTTTCGAATCGCCTTCCAGGCGCTCGTGAAACCGCACGAAGCATTCGCCGGCCTCGAACACGGCGCGCCCGATTTGGGCCTGAAGCCCATAGAAGTCGAAAAGCCCGTCGAAATCACATTCGTCGGTCCAGTCGAGCCAGGCCTCCTGCACCGCGGCTCGCAACGACGGATCGGCGATCTTCGACGAGGGCTTGATCCCTGCCCCGATGAGATTGGCAACGAAACATTCGCAGGCCGCCGCGGCATGAGAATTGTTGCGGACGAGATCCCGGACGCGCGCCCGCATCCTCTCCCCGTCCGTCTCGAGCAACCGGCGCGCCGAGGCGGTCGACGGGATCCAGCCGGCAAGCCGGCGCTTGATCCGAGCGGCGTCATAATAGGCCTTCGGCGCCGGCTTGCGGAACCAACCGGCGAGCGGTTTCCACGCCACGTCAGAGCCCCTTGTCGCTGTTGGTCTTCGTCAAGAAGCGCCGCCGGCGCGTGTCGCCGTCGAGCTCCGCGGACACCTCGTCGAGCAGCTGCTTCAACTCGGCGAGCGTCCGAAATCGCGTCCGCCTACCGTCGTACTCGACCTCGGTGACGCCCGACATATAGGCCTTCTCGAGCGCCGCCCTCTGTGCCTCGGTATAGGCCATCACCGCTCCATGTAGCTCGATTTCCGCACCACGCGGCCGCCGGGTTTGTTGGTTTCGCGCGGCTCGGCGGTCCGTTCCGCCCGCTCTTCAAAGTTGATCCTGACGCCTTGCCGAGCCGCATAGGCATAGACCGTGCAATCGAGACCCTCCGCCGCCCGGCCTGGGATGCGTTCCCATCTCCGGGTCGGGATCCCTCGCGAATAGCGCAGCACCTTGCGCTCCGAGCAGAGCTGCTCGAACCACACGGGCTCCAGGCTCTCCGAGAAGCGGATCGACCGGCCCCGCGCGAGCCGGCTGTAGATCGTCGTCTTGATCCCGTCGACACCGACGAGGAACAGCCGCCCGCCCTTGACCTTGGACTTCGAGACCTGCAGCGC